TAAATTAAGAATAAAAGAAAAAGAAAATAGGGATGATGTTAGAAGAAAAGAATCTTTTTCCAATACAGGCCGAAGTATTATACAAAAGCATAATAAAAAAGGAATTGCTCCTTATATCGATTTAGCTCATACATTTTTTCCTAAAGAAATATATCCTACAATAATTGCTGGTATTATTACGTGGTTAAAAACAATAGCTAGTCAAAGAAGATTATTTTCTTTACAAGAGTTTGAATTACAACTGAATAATCTTAAACAATATGCTTCTATTACAGCTCCTGGAAGTGTAGGTACTAAGTTTGTTCCTAAAAAAGCAGAAGCTATAATCTTACATGCTATAAACGGACCTTACTTAGAGTTTGATAATTTAGATAATAATCCGTGGGAGAATAGATAAAGATGAATGCACAGGAAAGAGAACAATTCATTTTAGATAATCGTAAATTAGTATCCCACGCAATAAGGTTAGCTAAGTTGAAATGGACAGAAGACCTGTTCAGTGAAGGTGTGATAGAGTTAATTAGATGTGTAGATAACTTCGATGAAACGAAAGGGTATGCTTTCAGTACTTATGCAATTAGATGTATCACATTAAAATTAAAAACATTCTATAAGAACGACCAATTGATTAAGCCGAAAGTAATAGATGCAAAAAAAGGTTCAGTAGAAGTAGCTCAGTACACTTATTTAGATTGTACAATGTATTCGGATGGAAAGAAGAAAGATATACAGTTGGAAGATATGATAGGATGTTCCGACCATATAGACCATTTATTTCTATTTGAGTTCTTAGAAAATGAATGTAAGCAAGGAAGACTTAATAAGAGACATGTTAATTTGTTCGTTGATTATCACATTATTGGGCTTAATAAATTAGAAATAGCGGAGAAATACCACATTAAGAGAAATAAGGTATCCCAACTTTTAGAAGACATACGAGTAAAGATTTATGAGGTTGTAAAGTATAATTATCTTATGGAGGCCGATTAGAAATGTATTTCTTCAAAAAGAGTGATAAATGCCCGTACAAAAATATATGCGAAAACTATACACCCGATTCCAGTTGTATTAAGTTATGTTCGAAAATAAATAAGATTGATTATTATTTTCAACAAGCTAATATTCCTTTCAAATACAGAACACCTATGAAGCTATACCCTAGTAGCGAAGATGTAGATGTTTATGATATTTTAGTTCAAATTAAAGAGAACGTATTAGAAGCGGTAGAAGAAGGATACAATCTTACCATTCAAAGTAGTATAAGAAATAACGGTAAGACAAGCTGGGCTATTAAGATATTACAGCAATATATTCATCTAGTTTGGGATATCAAAACAAATAATCTTCCTTGTCTGTATGTAGATGTACCACAATATTTAGCGAGTCTAAAAGAAGACATGAACAATAAAGATGGAGAATCAAAACAATTCAGTAATGATATTAACTCAGCAGATATTGTTGTTTTTGATAACTTAGATGAAGAAAAATTGTCGGAGTGGGCAATAAACACATTAAGATTACATATCAGAAGAAGAGTAGAAAATGGACTAGCTAATATTTACATTTTAGGAAAGCCTACACAAACCACAAGATTTAACATAGGTGAAGATTTAGCTTACTATGTTCTAACGAATAGTAATGTATTAAATCTTTACGGCAATAGAGGAGATAAGAAATGATTGAACTACAGGTAATTACAAAAGTCATTTTCGAACAGAATATTAGCCCACTCATAGATGGAAATATAAGTTCCGATTATTTTGTTACATATGCAGAAGAAGGAAAATTCTTATATGAACATAATTTGAAGTTCGGTCAAGTGCCTAGTAAAGAAACATTTATTAATAAGTTCCCTGAATTTGAATTTTCATCAACATCGGAAAGTTGGGAGTTCTTACTTAACCAGTTAAGAGAATCCTATATGTTCAGTAGGTTAGCTGTCATAATGAACAGTACAGCTCCGTTAATTGAAGAAAATGCAATGAATGGATATCAGATTCTAAAACAAAAGATATTTGATTTAGAGTCAATAAGACCATCCAACGGTATGGACTTAATTAAAGATGCTAACTTACGTCTTACACAATATCAAAATAGAATTAACGACCCTAATGCTTATTACATTCCTATTGGATTACCTGAAATGGATTCTAAATTAGGTGGTTGGAGATGTGGTGAAGAGCTAGTAACAATGGTTGCACGTACTAATAAAGGTAAGACATGGATTCTATTAGAGTTCTTAATGCAGGCGTGGAAGCAAGGAAAAAGAGTTGGTTTATATTCCGGTGAAATGAGTGCGGAAAGTATTGGTTATCGTTTCGACTCCTTATTACAACATTTCAGTAACAGTGATTTAATGAGACCAACTAACGATACGAATTTAGAGAATTATCAAAAATACATTAACGAATTAAAAGAAAAGTCTAATTGCTTTAAAATCATTACACCTAAGGACTTAGGTCATATGGCTAATGTTAATGATATAGAGAACTTCATTCGTAAGTATGATTTAGAAATAGTTGGTATTGACCAATTTAGTTTAATGGACGATTACAGAGCTAAAAAGGGTGATATGCCCCGAATTAGATTAGGTAACATATCAGCTGATTTGTTTAACCTTTCATTGAAGTATAGCATTCCTATTTTAGCATTATCACAAGCTAATAGAAATGCCAGTAAGAAAGGAGCACCGGACTTAGAAGATATTTCCGAATCCGATGCAATTGGACAGAATAGTTCACGTGTTATTACTTTAGATAGACAAGGTAATGAATTAACTTTATCCGTAAAGAAAAATAGATATGGTCAAGTAGGAGATGGGTTCGTATACATGTGGGATATTGATACAGGAGATTTCAAATTCAGTAGATACGAAGACGAGGAACAAGATACATCCAATAAGCAAACAAGAGAAAGAATTTACCAGCGTAAAGAAGAGAGTCCATTCTAATATGCTTTACATTAAGAATAAAGCGCTGAATACGGATGTACTTAAAGTTCTCCATGATGTAGATTCATACCGCCTTAAACGCGACGGAATCCATGTTATAAGCGATTTTAAGGAAGGTGATACCAACGTAATGATAACTTGTCCTTATCATAAGGATGGTAAAGAGAGAAAACCTTCATGTGGTGTAAGATTATTAGGTAAAAAAGAGGAAGTAGGTACCACTCATTGTTTCACCTGTGGTAAGACAGTAGGATTCACAACACTTGTCAGCAAATTATTGGGAGTGGAAGATTCCGGTTCTACCGGTGAACAATGGCTATTAGAGAATTACGATGTTTCATTAAGTCGAAAAATAGGGATATCGTTAACAAGACAAGAGGCTAAAAAACAAGAATCTTATATACCGGAAAGTGAGTTGGAACAGTATAGATTCTATCATCCTTACATGTTTACTAGAGGTTTAACCGAAGAAATTATTGAAAGATATGATATAGGGTATGATAAGTACAATGAACAAATTACTTTTCCTGTAAGAGATATAAAGGGTAATTGTTTGTTCTTAGGTCGTAGAAGTGTTAAATCTAAATTCTTTGTACTTCCTAGCGACCGCTATAAACCTCTATACGGTGTATTTGAACTTGATTACAGTAAAAACGATTGTTATATCGTAGAAAGTTTTTTCAACGCTTTAACGCTCGCTAAATGGGGTTATAACGCAATTGCTTTGATGGGTACAGGTTCTAACCACCAAATACCGTTAATTAACAAGTTACCTTTCAAAACATTACATATATGCTTAGATGGAGATATGGCAGGTAATCATGGAACAATGCGACTACTACAGAACATAGATAATAATAAACTGGTATATGTCCATGAAATGTTACCTGGTAAGGACGTTAATGATTTAACACAAGAAGAATTTGAAAATTTAAAAGTATATAGCAGAAATGAGGTTGTCTAATTATTATATTGATGTATAATAAGAATATACAAAAAGGAGAAACCATTATGGAAAAGCAAAAAACGCCAAAACAACAACACCATTTAACGCAAATGGCACTTACTTACAGAAATACAAAGAATGATAGAATTTTCGAAGAATTATGGTTATCCGTAGAAAAGTTCGCATTCAAACAAGCTACAAAGTATCGATACGCTTTAGGTTACGAGGATACAAAGCAAATTCTAATGACTACACTTTTCAAGTGCTGTATGAATGTTAAAGAAGATTGTAATCTATTGACGTATTATGGTAATGCAATTATTAATCAATGTATGTACCAGTACGATAAAAGATATCGCCAAAAACATGTAGCTATAGAAGCCGGATTTATTAGTATGGACGAAAAGTTTGAAGATGGTGAAGAGAAACATCAAGTAGAATGTGACCCTGTATTTAATGTATCATTGTTCACTTATAGTTACGGTCTACAAGGTGTAGAATCAGAAATTGTAAACTTACTTAACCAAGGATATACTCAATTTGAAATAAGACAGAAACTTCATATGGGTCATCCAAGATTTAGAAAAATTCTAAATAATATTAAAAATAAGATACTAGAAGCTGATAACGCTTAGTATAATAGAATTAAACACGAAAGACGTGTAAAAGGAGAAAAAAGATATGGCACGATTAAATGCTCAACAAGCCGCAACATTCCCAACAAGCAGTGGGAGCAGTGATTTTTTAAAGCTACAGGATGATGGTGATAGTGTAGTAGTACGCTTTGCTTATTCATCAACAGAAGAGATGATGGGTTGTGATACAGTCCATCAAGTTAAAGACCCGGAAGGAAAGTACATCACAGTAGACTGCTTAAAGACAGATTATAGCAATCCGGATAGTGTATGTCCATTATGTGCTTCGGGTGTAAAGTTACAGAAGGTATATTATCTTCAATGTCGTAACGAAGAAACTGGTGAAATGCAAGTATGGCAACGAAGTGATGGATTCGTAAGAAATAACTTACTTCCATTATTGCAGGATTATGAGGCTGATGGTATCTTACCTACAATGTTACCGATTAAGATTGTTCGAAACGGTAAAAAGGGTGATATGCATACTAAGTATACACTGGTACCTAAGGCTTATGACCAAATGACATTAGACCAGTTCCCTGAAGATATTGATGTACGAGCTAAGGGTATTGTTAAGGAACTTAACTTTATGCAGATGCAAACATTTGTTCAAACAGGTCAGTTACCTCAAACAGAAGATAACTCTAATGTACAAGGTGTACAAGGACAACAACAAGGTCGAGGATATGTAGCTCAACAACCTGTACAATCTACACAGCAACAGTATGCAGAAAGACCTCGTACACGTGGGGCCGGTACAAGAAGTAGCGGGTATTAATAATGGCACTATTTGATACCTTTTCACGGAGTTCAAAAGACTTAGATAAAGCTCTTATAGAAAAAACAAAAACTAAACAAATAAAAACAAAATCTAAGCAAAATGGACTTTTAGATAGAATATCAAATATCCGAAAAATCGTTATGGAAAATTTAGGACAATATAGAGATGACTATATTGTCCTTACTTGTAACGAGGATATAAGAAGATATGTTGATAAGATTATCAAAGATGATATTTGCGCAATAGATACTGAAACTACTGGATTGAACATTTTCCATGATAAGATAGTAGGTATTAGCTTATATAGTAAGAGTAATAAACCCGCGTATATACCTATTAACCATGTTTCAATTGTGTATTTTACTAAGTTAGAAAATCAGGCCGACGAGGATTTCTTAAAAACACAATTTCAAAGAATGATTAACAAGAATGTTAAATTTCTTTATCATAACGGTAAATTCGATTTAAACATTTTAAGACGTTTCTTAGGTTTCACAATGAATTGTCCTTACTGGGATACTTTAGTTTGTTCGTATTTAATTAACTCAGATAAAAATAAGCGTAATTTGAAAGACCAGTATGATAAGTATTGTTCATACTTAGAAGACAAACATAAAGCCGGTCAATTAAGTCATTTTTCAGATTTATTTGATGGAATTAGATTTGACTATATACCTATTGATTGCGGTTATATCTATGCGGCACGTGATGCTTACATGACATACAAGCTCTTTGAATACCAATGGAAGTTCCTACATCAAAAAGGGTATGAGGATTTATTTGAGCTTTATCACAAGGTAGAGGTACCAATTGTTCAAGTTACAGCTGAAATGAAGTGGGTTGGTGTTTCTATGGATAAGGCTCTTATTCAAAAATACCAAAAAGAATATAACGATAAGTTAGAAGATGTTAACCGTAGAATTGAAAAATTCCTGGAGGATAATGAAGAGAAAATTACTCAATACAGAGTTGTTCATTATAAGAATAAACTAAGTAATCCTATTAACATCGCAAGTAATGAACAATTAGCAATACTTCTTTATGATATCTTAGGTTGTAAAAATGAAAATGGAGATAGAGGAGTAGACGAAGAATCATTATCTACAATTGATAATCCATTAGTTAATCTTGTTATTGAGTATCGAAGCATAAAGAAAATGCTAAGTACTTATATTGATTCCTTCTTAGATAAGATTGATAAGTTTGACGAAAGATTACATGCTAATTTTAATCAAAACGGTGCAGAAACCGGTAGATTTAGTTCTAGTGAACCAAACTTACAGAATCTACCACATAACAATATAAGAAATATTATTAAAGCTACAGAAGGGTATTATCTAGTAGGAGCTGACTATTCACAACAAGAACCACGTATCCTAGCTCATCTATGCCAAGATGAAAACATGATAAAAGCGTATAAGGATGGTAAAGATATTTATGCTACTATGGCTAGTTTAGCATTCCATAAGTCCTTCGAAGAGTGCTGTGAGTTCTACCCTAATGGTGATACAAATGAAGAAGGTAAGCAAAGACGTTCTAAGATTAAGAGTGTAGTTTTAGGTTTAATGTATGGACGAGGAATGCCGTCTGTAGCTCGTTACTTGAATATTACATTCGAAGAAGCTCAACAGATATGTAACGCTTTGTTTGAAGCTTTCCCTAAGATTAAAGAGTATATGGATGCTTTACAAACGAAAGTTAAGAAGTGTGGTTATACCACTTCACTATGGGGAAGAAGAAGATACTTGGAACATATACAGGATGAAAGATTCGAATTTTCTTATTTAGGAAATAGGCCTGTTAATTTTGACCCACGATTAGACATAGATGATTTTGGTTCGGAAAAAGTGGACGAAGCTAAAGTACATTACTATACAGAAAAATTACTTAAAGCAAAACGTTCGTCTAAGAATTTTATAATCAAACAAGCGGAAGCTGAAGGTATTAAGATTGTTGATAATAGTGGTTATATAGCAGAATCAGAAAGACAGGTTGTCAATAGTGTAGTACAAGGTTCAGCTGCGGATATGACTAAGAAAGCGATGGTAGCTTTATTTAACAATAAAGAGTTAAGAGATTTAGGTTTCCGATTACTTATATCCGTACATGATGAAAACATTGGTGAATGTCCTAAGGAAAATATCGTTAGAGTACGTGAGTTATTAAGTCAAATAATGATAGAAGCTAATGATAAATGTTCTGTTAGAATGAAATGTGATGCGGAAGTTTCAGAATGTTGGTACGGACCAACAATTAAAATTAGTTAGAGTTGGTATAATAGAATTAGGAGGAAAAATAAATGGATTTATATTTTGCGGGTACATCTGCACCGGCTATGGATGATTTTATTTTCAAACATAACTACAATCGATTATTATCTTATGTTAATGATAAGAAAAACATTCGTAACTATATAGAACTAAGAAAACAGGGTTGGAAAGGTAACTTAATTATAGACTCAGGTGCCTTTACAGCTTGGACAAAAGGTAAACTAATAGACCCGGATGTTTATTGTAATTGGATTAACGAGGTAGAACCTTATGTAACATACTTTGGTCAATTAGATGTTATCCCTTTACCTGGTTGTAGTTCAAAGAAAGCTAAAGAATGTGCCGAGGCCACATGGGATAACTACCTTTACATGATTAACCATGTGAATTGTCCTAGTAAGCTTATGTATACTTATCACGTTGGTGAACCGGAAGAAATCTTAATAACAGCACTTAAATGGGGTAGTGAACATAAGGAAATTATGAAAACAATTGCCGTAGGTGGAATGGTTAGAAAAGGTAAACAAACAAGAGATTTTACTCTTAAAAAAGTATTTAATTTAGTAGATAAATATTATAAGGGAGTAGGAGTTCACTTGTTTGGTTGTACAAGTGTTGACTATTTTAGAGAGTTTCCAGCAACTTCTGCGGATAGTAGCGGAGCAATACAGATGGGAGCTGTAGGTAATGTAGCAACACCTTATGGTACATTTACTTTCGGTAAGAAGATTGATAAGGCTCATTACGATATTCAACCGGAAATTATTCAACAGAAGTTAACGGAGTATTTCTCTCAAATTCCATTAACTATTGAGGAGTTAAAAGAAACAGCCGCTAACCGAATTGTAGCGAACATGTATAACTTTTGGGAGTCATTTCAGTATCATAAAAAAGAAAGAGAAAATGATACAAAAATTAAATCGTCATTATTATTCTAAAAGGAGGAAAAAATAAATAATGAAAGCTTTAGTATTAAGTAGTGGAGGAATAGATAGTACTACATGTCTTGGACTAGCTATTCAAAAATATGGAAAAGAAAATGTTATATCGGCTTCATTGTATTATGGACAGAAACATGATAAGGAATTAGAGTGTGCTAGGAAGATTGCAGAATATTACGGTATTAGACATATCGAAGATGATGTTTCGGGTGTAATGAAATACGCTTCACAGGTCTGTACACTTATGAAGGGTGGTAAGGAAATTAAACATGAGTCCTATGAACAACAGATTAAAGAAAACGGTTTCGTAGATTCTTATGTACCTTTTAGAAATGGATTATTCTTATCCATCGCAGCAGCTTACGCTGTATCCTTATTTCCAAATATGGAATGCGAAATCTATTACGGAGCACATGCAGATGATGCTGCAGGTAATGCTTACGCAGATTGTACACCGGAATTTTCTAAAGCAATGGGTGAAGCTATTAATTTAGGAACTTACAATAGAGTAAAGGTTGTTTCTCCATTTATTGATTACACCAAAGCAATGGTGGTTAGAGTTGGTTTAGATTTACAGGTACCTTATCATCTTACTTGGTCATGTTACGAAGGACATGAAAAGCAATGTGGTGTATGTGGTACATGTAGAGATAGAAAAGCTGCTTTTGAGGCTAACGGAGTAAAGGACCCGGTAGAATATGAAAGCTGAGTTAATAAAGCAACGAATACTGGATTCATCTAAATTCAATTGGGTTACAGAAGATATAAATTTAAATCTTAATTTTAGTAAGAAAGGGAGAACGAACATGAAGAAAAATAAAGAAGCCTATGATTTAAGTAAATTGAAATTAGACAGTATAACACGCAATGGAAAAATTGAATACATGGTAGTATACGAAAACTCATCGGGTAGAAATAAATTATTTGAAAAGCAATATACACAACAAAATGTATACCCTTTTCATCTTCTAGTAGATTTCGCTAACTGGTTAGAAGAAGAATATAAACCACCAATTCTTGACGAAAAGGAAAAGGAATACTTATCAGCTGTAATAACGCCGTTTAGAAAAGATATTAAATATATCGTAAAGCGTAAGTTTGTACGAGATTCAGAATACATAGTAATTTGTTTTCAAAATAATGAATCGTTACCATTTCCAACTTTTAAAGCCGCTTCAATGTACAACGGAATGAAGTTATGTAAGGAGTACTCCTTAGAGGACTTAGGGCTATGAATGAAGTTCTTTCAACTGAGCAGACATAGCGTTTCAATTGTAGGTAGTCAATACCCAGTTCCAGCACGTTTAATTGCTAATTCTTTAAATTTAACAATAAATCAAGTACGTTATAGATTAAGAAAACTTAAGCAGTTAGACTTAGTTGAATCTTGTTGTGAAATATATAGAGATGAGTATAGTTGCTTTCCTTGTAATGGTTGGAGATTAATGTACAAAGCTAAAGAAATAGAAGAGTACAAAAAGGCTTGGAAAGAAGAAAGAGAGTTGTGTAAGAAGTGCTTTGATATAGATATAGGAGAACAAGAATGAAAAGTGAGGAAATAGGAATATTAGAAGCACGTGTTACTCCATTATTTTCAATAGAAGAAATTGAAAAGATACTAGAGTGTGAAAAAACATTACTCGAAACCAAAACTATCTATCGCGAAACTTATATAAGTAAGGCTACAACAATAGACGATATTAAAAAACAATTCAAATTAGCGTTTGAAGGAAAGTGTAAGAAGTTATGAAATCAACGGACATTTCAAAAGCCAGTGATATAGTAAATACAATCATCGAAAAAGAACGTATGATTTTCAAAATCGATGAATACTATAAGCCAAACCAAGTTTGGTGGTTAATATATGAAAATAATTCTGTAATGTTAGATGAAAAATTAACCGCAGAGATAATGCAACTTGTAAAAACAAGATTAGCAGAACAGAAACAAGAATACATAGAACAACTAGAAAATATTGGGGTTGAATATGTTGATAAAACAATAAATGGAAAAAGGAGATAAAAAATGTATTTAAAAAAGTATATGGCAGCAGCAGCTAAAGCGGCAGAAATTAACATGGAAAGAAAATTTAAAGAGGGTGGTCCTTTTGGTGCGGTTATTACTCGGAATGGTCATTACGTTTGTTCAGCACGTAATCAGGTTTTAAAGAAACATGACCCGACAGCTCATGGAGAAGTAGAATGTATTAGAAAAGCTTGTGAAATTCTACAGACACATGATTTATCTGATTGTGAATTATATACAAGTGCTTATCCTTGTCCTATGTGTTTAGGGGCTATTATGTGGGCTAATATTAAGACAGTCTATTACGCTAATAGCAAGGAAGACACAGATGATATTGGATTTAAGGATGATAAGATGTACGAAGTATTCAAAGGTAATATTACAGATGAAATTCAATTAATCCGTAAGGATGAAGAACTTGGTAAGAAGGCTTTTGAAAGCTTTAAGAGTTTCCAAGAACAACTTTATTAGCACTTACATGGTATAATATATTTAGGAGGAAAAAATTAAATGCAGTTATTAAATATTACAAGACATGAAGAATTTGAAATGGCCCATATCTTACCTGGTTATCGAGGAGGATGTGGAAATATCCATGGACATTCATATAAGATTGAAGTTACAGTTACAGCACCTCAATCAGATTTCTTTGGAATGTTAATGGATTTTAAGGATTTAAAGAAAGCTATCAATGCTTGTGTACCAGACCATCGTATTGTACTTTCACATTTAGCTACAACAGAAGGAACAGTAGAAGCAGATATTAAGAAAGTATTAGACAAGTGGGGATTATGCTATGAAGTATATCCGGATTATACAACAGCCGAAAACATGTGTAGCTTCTTAGGATTACTAATTGAGCAGTATATTCACAACGAAATGAACTATGGCAACGAAGTACAGGTAACAAAGGTTAAGTTATGGGAAACTACTAATAGCTACGCTACTTGGACTAAGCATTATGCTTTTGGAGAATCCGAGGATGAAAATGAATAAATTACTTATACCAGTAGCTGAAATATTTTCAAGTATACAGGGTGAAGGACCTAATACAGGGCTAAAAGTTATTTTCTGTAGAGTAGCTGGTTGTGATTTCAGATGTAGTTGGTGTGACAGTAAGTTCGCTCAATGTGTAACTAAAGATACCGTTAATTATACAGCGGATGATTTGTATGAGGCTTTAAAAAATAAGTGCGATTTAGATGGAATTAGACATATTGTTTTCACAGGTGGTAATCCATGTTTATATACACCTTTAGGTAGGGTTATCTTTAAGTTATTAGAAGAAGGTATCAAAAGCGATATTGAAACACAAGGAAGCATATTACCAGATTGGTTGAATTTCTGCGATAATGTAATTATCAGCCCAAAAGCTCCGTCGAGTAAGATGCCTGATGTATATGAACATATTGAGAAGTGGTTTAAGAAAATTATGAATGATTTTTTCACAACTGATAGAACCAATGTTGTGATTAAAATTCCTGTATTTAGCGTAAATGATTTAGAATTTGTAAGAACTTATTATGAACTATATCAGAAGTTTAATAAGGTAATTCCACTGAAGTTCTATATTAACGTAGGTAATGAGGATACAACACAGACAGGAGATATATCTCCTCGTATTCTAGCTAACTATAGAAAATTAGTTGATATGATTATGAAAACTGATATGGAAGAAGTATATATCATGTGTCAAGTACATACCTTATTATGGGGTAATAAACAAGGAGTATAGAAAAATGGATAAGAAAAAAGTAGCAGAATTAGTTAGAGAGTTGTTAGTAGCGTTTGGTAAAGACCCTAACACTCCAGGTTTAAAAGAAACACCACGTCGAGTAGCAGGTTATTGGGAAGAATTATTGGAAGGTGAAAAGTATACCAATAAGGAAATAGCCGAGAAGTTTTCCAAGTCGTTTGAAGTTGGATACGACCCAATCGTAACAGTATATCAGGACGATATTTTCAGTCATTGTGAACATCATTTAGCATTGATGTATGATGGTAATGTAATTATTGGTTATGTACCAGTTAAAAATGAAGATGGTACATTTAAGGTATTAGGGTTAAGTAAGCTTTATAGAATTGTAGACCTTTGTGCTAAGAGATTACAGTTACAAGAAAAGTTAGCTGCAGATATTGCAGAATGTATTTCCTTAGCTACAGGTAGTAACCAAGTATATGTTAACTTAACAATGAAGCATGGATGTGTAAGCGCGAGAGGTTCTAAATCACGTGGATTCACTAATGTAGCGTATATGACTAAAGAGTTAAGAGTTAACAAAGAAGCTCGCGAAGAATTTGAACGTAAAGCTTCAGAACTAATCACAAGAAGATAAGGAGAAAAAACATGAAAATCAGAACATCAATTTTTCAACAAATGGTAGGAACAGCGGTAAAGGTTTGTTCATTTAATAAGATGTTACCATTAACATCTTTAATGGAAATTAAGACAGACAAGGAAGGAATGACATTAATCACAACGGATACAGTTACTACATTCGAATATCGCTTAGGTATGGAAGGTTTAGAAGAATCAAATGTAGTTGTAGATGCTAATGTTATTTCAGCACTAGCTCAAAAGATTACTACACCGGAAATGGAGTTAACAGTTACAGGTAATAGCTTAATTATTTCAGGTAATGGTGTATACAATATTCCAATTCGAGTAGATGAGTCCGGTAATGTAATCGAGTTACCTAAGATTACTGTTCCTAATAGTCAACCAGAACATGTTAATCTACAACGTATTAGAGAAATGATTAAAGTATGTTCAGCTTCTGTTTCACCTACAGTAGAAGCAAAAGAACTAAATAACTACTACTTAGGAAAAGACGCGGTAACAACAGACCAAATCAAAGTAACAGTACTACAGGATACAGGATTAGGATTAAAGAAACCTTTATTCTTAAAAGCTTCCGCAGCTGATATTATTTCTGCTACAACATTCGTTGAAGCTGATTTATATACATTAGAGGATAAGGTATACCTAATCGGTAAGACATTTAAATTTGAAATTGCTGTAGATAATGGGGATTTAGAATATTTCACAAATGGTGCTTTGAAATATGTAGATAAGAATAAAGATGTGAAGTACGATTATTCAATTAAGTTACACAAGAGTAATGTATTAGATGTATTAGACCGTTTAGGATTATTCATTGGGGACTATGATTCAAAGGCAGTGTACTTCCATGTAAGTAAGAACAACTTAGAAATTCATAATAAGGATAAATCTTCACATGAAACATTAAGCTTTTTAGAAGAAAATTTAGGTGATGACTTTAAGGAAGAAGAGTTCATTCTTAACATTGAATGGACAAAGCAACTTCTAAACGTCTTACCTGAAGATACATTCACATTAAGCTTTAATGCTAATGCTAGTAATGTTAAAATCAACAATGCAAATATTACACAAATTATTTCAACATTGCAGGAGGAAATGTAATGGCACGGGGAATGTTTTCCGTCCGTCAGTTGATGAAAGAACAGGAGGCAAGTACAGATATTGCCTCCTTGTTTATTAACCAACTAGAACAGGCTATTGTTAAATTAGACCCGCCCTATAAAGGTTCAAATTTCTACAAGCCTTCAAGTCTTGTTTGTAAAAGACAAATGTACTTCGTTAGACAAGGGTTAGAACAAGAAGAAGAAAAGAAATCCGCTTCTTCAATCGGTATCTTAGAAAGTGGTTCCGATAGACATAATAGAGTACAACATGCTATAAATGGTATGAAAGATTTAGGTTTTGACTTTGAATACTACGATGTCGAAACATACGTTAAAGAACATAATTTACCTGATATAGAGATTGTAGGTAAAAATGATAATAATTTGGAAACAAAGTGCTTCAACAAAAAATATAAACTAAGCTTTTTAACGGATGGTATTGTTAAACATATACCTACCGGGGAGTTCTATATTTTCGAGTATAAGACAGAAACTTCTCGTAAGTTTGTTAATAGACAACATGAAGAGTTTACACATAGAACACAAGCAGCTTGTTACGCACTAAGTTTCAATATTAGAAAAACCTTATTTGTTTACGAAAATAGAGATATCTGTACGAAGAAATGTTTCTTGTATGAGGCTACAGATGAGGAAAAGCAGTGGCGTGTAGTCGATAAGATTAATGAAGTTGAAAAATGTTTAGAAACCAATACAGTACCACCAAAAGTAGTTGAAACAGATATTGACCCTAATGCTACAGGTGGTAGAGATAGAGTTGATGGAGCTAGTGCTAAGGTATGTATGTATTGTGGATATAAGAAGGAGTGTAATAAATACTTATGATTAACAGTAAGAAAAAAGGAGCAGCTGGTGAACGTGAGTTTTCCCACTTTTGTCAACAATACGGATATGATTGTAGAAGAACAGCCCAGTACAATGGTAAAGAATTAGACTCTAAAGCAGATATAGTAGGCTTACCGGGTATTCATGTAGAAGTTAAAAGAGTTGAAAATCTTAATATACATAAAGCTATGTCACAAGCGGTCAGAGATGGTCATGGAAAGGAGATACCAATTGTAGCACATAGAAAAAACCATACAGAATGGTTAATTACTATGAGAGCGGAAGATTGGTTCAAATTGTACAATGAAACAAAATGAGCTAATTGAAAAAGAGTATAAGGAAATTTCAGCTACAGTTAATAGTATTCTACATGAACAGACATGGCGATTAGATAAGATGATGGATAGATGTGTTAAATTGATTGTATCAAATAGACAGACAGCTACAGTTGAAGAAATCTTAGAATTACTTGTATCTTTACCCGCAGAGCTTTATTACTTAAATACAGAAACAGAATTTACAGCTTTAAAGGAAGATGTGATAAAAATTATTCGCAATGAAAAGTATAATAAAAGTAGAGCTACCGCTAAAGGTACAGTACAAGATAAGAACAATGAAGCGGAATTAGCTGTACTTGAAGAAGATTTACAAAAGGCTATATATGGTAGAGTTGTAAAGATGTTAAAAGGTAAGATAGATATGGCTTATGAAATGATTAACAGTTTAAAGCGGTTGTGTGATAGTAAGTCAAAAGAAGTAAATGTGCAGAGGTAGATATGTCAAAATTATTAGATACACTGAATAAGATTAACAAGGAATACAAAGATAAAATAGCCTTTAGTCAAGTTACAGAAGATTTCTCTAAAGGTGAACTTATTCCATTTTCTAGTCCTAGACTTAACCATATGTGCTATGGTGGATTACCACGTGGAAGACTTATTGAGTTTTCTGGTCCGGAGGGTTCCGGTAAGACTACTACCGCGTTAGATGTTATTAAGAATTGCCAACGTATTTTTAAGAAAGAATATGAAACAGGTAAGACAAAGCTTATAATGAAATGTGCTTTCATAGATGCGGAAAATACATTCGATAGTGAATGGGCTAAAAAGTTAGGAGTAGATACTGAGAACTTAGTAATTATTAGACCTCAACAACAATACGCAGAACAAATTTTCAACATTATGAAAGAGCTAATAGAAACAGAAGAAGTAGGTCTTCTAATATTAGATTCAGTAGCACAATTAGTAAGTAAACAAGCTTATGAAACAGATATGGAAGGAAAGACCTATGGTGGTATTGCTTCCGTATTAACTAAATTCTGCAATATCGTTGTACCGCTACTTAGTAGATATAACTGTACATGTATCATGTTAAATCAAGTAAGAGAAGATATGAACAATCCTTACAACGAGTTCATTACACCGGGTGGTAGAAGTTTCAAACATAACTGCTCATTAAGACTTACCTTTAAGCAAGGAGATTTCTTTGATGTAAATAATCATAAAGTTACACGAGGAACAGAAAATCCGGCGGGTAATTTAGTCAATGTAAGAGTATTGAAAACAAAAGTTTTCAGACCGGATAGAAAGTTAGGATTCTACACTCTTAATTATTTAGAAGGTATCGATTACGTCAGTGATATGATAGATGTACTAATTAAGAACGGAATTATTGTACAGGGTGGAGCGTGGTTTTCTATCGTAGATGAAAATGGAGAACTAATGGTATATAAAGAAAAGGAATTAAAGTTCCAAGGTAAGCACTCTGTTCATAAAGCTATTAAAGAAGATGAGGAATTGTTTGCTTTATTAGAGTCAAAGATTAGTTACGATTAAACGAAGGAGGAATAATGATGGGAAACATGAGAAAGTACAGTAAGGAACAAGAGGAAAGAGTCGCTAAATTATTAAGGGGTAGGGTAGTAGCCAATTCAGGTGCTACCCCTTTCCATAAAGGTGACGTAATGACCAAATGCTTCTTAATTGAATGTAAGACGAAAGCTACTGAAAGTGATAGTATCACCATTAAAAAAGATTGGATTCTTAAGAATAAGGATGAAGCGTTTTCCATGGGCAAACAAGCTTCCGCATTAGCTATTAGTTTTGCGGATGGACAGGATTACTTCGTTATAAGTAAAGGGTTAATGCAACTCTTAGTAGATGTTTTTGAGGAGGAATGTGAATATTATGCAACCACTAGCGAATAAATATAGACCTAAAACTTTCGACGATGTTAGTGAACAATCCGCCATTAAACAAATTATAGAAAATCAAATCGCTAATGATGATTTAAGAAATGCTTATCTATTCTGTGGTGGAGCTGGTACTGGTAAAACCACATGTGCTCGTATTGTAGCTAATATGATTAACAATGGAGAAGGGAAACCTATCGAATTAGATGCGGCTAGTAATAATAGCGTAGATGATGTTAGAAGAATTATTACCGATAGTAAATTCAAATCCATGGATAGTAAGTACAAGGTATATATCATTGACGAGTGTCATTCTTTATCAAATTCCGCATGGCAGGCGTTTCTAAAGTTATTAGAAGAACCAAGTAAGTACACTATCTTCATATTCTGTACAACGGACCCTCAAAAAATACCCGGTACCATTTTAAGCCGTACACAGAGATATAACTTCCAACGTATTAGCACAAACGGCATTATAACGCGTTTAAAGTACATTATTAGCAACGAAAATAAAGAAAATGGACAAGATATCATCTTTGAAGAAGAAGCACTTATATACATAGCTAAAAGCGCTAGTGGGGGTATGAGAGACGCTATTACTACATTAGATAAATGCTTATCCTTCAGTAAGAATTTAACTTTAGCTAATGTAGTTGATGTTCTTAGCAATGGTATTACAGTATATGACTTCGAAGAGTTTACACATACAATTATGAAAAAAGATAATGTAGGTGCTATTGAACTTTTAAATAAATACTATATGTCAGGTACTGATATGAATTTATTTCTAAATAACTATTTTGATTTCCTTTTAGATATTCAGAAGTTTCTAATGTTACATACAAGTAAATTCTGCAGTAGTCCTTTAGATGTATTAGAAAAATTCACTTGTGAAGATTCGGAAACAATTAGAATGTATCTTCAGAAGTTATTCGGTATTTTAAGTTCTCCTAAGAGAAATGTGAAATCAATGATGGAAGCTTGGGTGATAGAAAGATGTTACTAATAGGGCAGAAAAAAGTTAACGATTATTTAGAAAAAGGTATCTTAATTGATAAGAATTTCATTATCATTGTAGGTCCTAGAGGAATGGGAAAGAAGTATATTACTAAACTAATAGCTTCTAAATTAGGGTTGTTATATGTACCAGTAGAGGGTAAGGTAGACGATATAAGAAATCTAGTTAGTAGTGCTACAAATCAAACACAATGCTTATACCACATTACTGATATTGAACGTATATCACCAGCAGCTAAAGCGGCTTTACTAAAGATAACAGAAGAAATGCCGGATAACATGAAAATTGTAGCAACGGCTAATAATAATTACATCTTAGATACATTATTGAGTAGAGCTTTTGTTATTTATTTAGAACCATATACGAAAGAAGATATGCTACAATTAGTAGAAAAAATGGAAATGAAAGAAGAAGTTAAGGTTTTTCTATATAAGAATGTATTCACACCAACGCAAGTACATTTCATTAACCATAGCGAAAATATCCTGGATATATTCAATGTAGAACAGAAAATTATAGAATGTATTAATAAGGGAGCTAAACAGGAAGATATTAGCTATGTTAAGAACACTCTTAGAAATACTACAAGAGAAGATGTATTATTCTTAGTTCAGTTGTTAATGAAACATATAGGTGAAATTACATGGAATATACAAGATATGGCTATTGAATTAGACTTCTTATTAAAAACATTACAGGACGTTTCCTTAAATGATTTCAGAAGACCTATTGTTAATTTCTTAATGAGGGTATGTGTATGAAAGAACTTATGGAGTTAAAGAAAGATATTAAAAGTTCTGTATTTAATGACTTATATATTTTCTTTGGTAATGAATATGCTATAAGGGACCAATATATCAACGCTATATGCGGCGATTACAGCGCAAATAATGCGTATCTACAGGATATCAAGGAATTATATAGACAACTATCAAAGAACGCTTTATTCGACGTAAAAACGAGTTATATCGTAATGTATGACTATGACTTCCTTAAGGAAAAGAAATCGGTATGGGAAAGACTTAAAAAATTAAGTAAAGATAAGAGAGTTATTCTTGTATACGATGAATTATCAAGTGCATTCGTTAATTACTTCGGCGAATATATTACAGAGTTCAAAGAAGTTACGGATGATATTGCTACTAAGTATGTATTAGAGGGTAATGTATTTCCTATGGAAATCACTGAAGATATTAGATATAGCTGTGAAAACAATTATGGAGCTATCCTTAATGAGAAAAATAAAATGAAGTGGTGGAAGTATAATAATGAAGGTCAAATGACTAAGGATACACAAGACGCTTTATTCTATAAGAAAAAAAGATTCATTGAACAAAAGTATTTCTCATATGCTTTATTACAGTATGATATTAACTGGTTAAATGAAAATCTACAGAATGTAACTACAGAAAATATTCTAATGTACCTACCAGATTTTATGGAAAGTATTATGATAGCTCTTTACTGTAAGAGAGATGGTAAATACCAAGGAAGTTCCGCAGCTTACAAAGCCGGTGAAAACTGGGGTAAGGCTAAAGAAATAAGAGAATTAAAAGTACCGTACAAAGAAGGTACTTTAAGAGCTATATATGATGATGTAGCCCAGTTAGATATAAATGTAAGAACAGGTAGATTAACTAACGAAAGAGCTTGGAATTGGCTTATAGGGGTGATTTTATGAAGATAAAGAAAATATACCAGGTAGAAACATACGAAAGATGTAAACGCTGTAATAGGATTCTAAAAAGTGCTGATTCTAAAATCGTTGGGTATGGAAAATCCTGTTATAAGAAAATGATGATTGAAAATATGTTCAATGGGAAAGGAGTGAGAAAGCTATGGGAAGAAAACGACTTGAAGTAGCAGAAACTAAGAAAAAAAGTAAACAAGAAAATCGAGTACTTAGCGAACAACAAGAAAGATTCTGTAAGTTAGTAGCTACTGGTAAAGACCCTATGGAAGCTATGTTAGAATGCTATCCATCTCGTAGAGGATACCTAAAAGGAAACCAACAACAACTTCTAAGTAAGCTCATGTCTACAGAAAGAATTGAGCGTAGATTAAAAGAGTTAATTGTTTCTATTAGAAATAACGAAGCTTTAGGTGATTTGTATGATTTCAATAAAGGAGCCCGTCTATTAGTAGATATGATAGAAATGGCCCAAAAGGATATCGAAGATAAAGGTACACTTACTTACAATGACCATAAGATTATCTTAAACTGCGTACAAGAATTAAATAAGATGTACGGTTTCAATATTGTAGATAGGAATGGTAATACTGGAGCAAGTGTTAACGTTACATTTATGCAAGTAGAACAACCGAAGGAAGGTGTAATCATTGAAGCAGATTAATGAAGACGCACTATTGGTGCTATGTGCTTTAGATGGTGTATATTACGAATTACAGTTAGATAATGAAGATAGATTAGCTATCTTCTCTTACATCTGTAAGCATAACGAAAAAAAGAATAAAGGTAATACATTAGTGTTAAAGCCAAAAAAATTATTCACCGTCGAACAGTATAATAGAATTGAAAAGGAGAGATAAGAAAAATGCCAGTACAGAGAGACCCACTACAAGACAAGTTCGAAGAATTTAAAAAACTGTTATTAAGCACTAAAAGACAAGGAATCGAAAATCTAATTGATTGGTTAGATAGTTCAGATTTCAAATATGCACCTGCTAGTTCACGTTATCACAGTGCTAAACAAGGTGGATTATTAGAACATTCTATGACAGTATTAGAGGAATGCTATAGAATGGCGGATATTGTTAGATTGTTAAATATCCCGGAAGATTCCATTATCATTACAGCTTTACTCCATGATATTTGTAAGGTTAATTATTATGAAGTAAGTGAAAGAAATGTAAAGAAGAATGGTACTTGGGTTAAAGAACCTTACTATTCAGTTAATGACTTCTTCCCTATTGGACACGCGGAAAAGAGTGTTATCTTAGCACAGCAGTTCATTAAATTAAGTGATGTAGAAATTGCTATGATTAGAGGTCATATGGGAGGATTCGTAAGTGACCCTTACTTTAATTTCAGTACGTTAGCGAATAAGTATCCGGAAGCTGTACTATTACAAATGGCGGATATGAGAGCTACATACTTAGTAGAAGGTATGGAGTTAGATACAGATGTTAAAACACGTTTAGAACAGTATAAGGCAGGTCAATTGTAATGTTAAAGAAGATAGAAATAGGTACAGCTATAAAGCTTAAAGATGGAGCTAAATGGAAAACACCTTTCTATATTGAAAGTCTTAATAGTACATGGGCTATAGCTGTTAATAGAAGAATATCTTATGACCCTAAGACTATCGTTCTAAATTTAAGAACTAACGAGGTATACTTAGAAGTTGGACTATATTCTAAGTATAAGATGTATAATAAGACAGCTCAAAAGAAGTTCTTAGATAAGTTAGTTCATAATCAGATTGTATTACCAAAGACTAACTGCTACCCGGTAACTCTTATATTAGATAGTTCCTGTTTTGAATTATTGGAGAAAAAAGAGCAGATAAAGGTGGTAGATGAAGAAGATAAATATTTTGCATAAATTTTAAAAAAAATGGTAGACATATTATTATATTGATGTATAATAATTGGTGTAAGGAGGAAAACTTAATGATAACGAGAATAAGAATTACACCAACCGCTTCAGCTAAACTAGCAGAAAGTATTTGTAAACGAAGTACAAGTCTTAGAATGTTCTACACCACAACAACTAGACTCATAATGGGTTATCGTACAGCATTTGAAAGCAACCAACATGACCAACCATTTAAAGCTCCAAGGTATCGAGCATTAAGTTTAACGGTTTACCCTTTAGAAAGCTGTTACATTATGGCTTGTGAAGGTGAAGAAGTAAAAATGAATGAGCTATATGATTTAGATGATTTATTTAAAATGCATTATGCATTATAAGAAAGAAGAGGAAAAATAAAAATGAATAACTTTGGAAAATATAAGGATAAGATTAAGAAATTTGTTTCTGTTACGAATGATGACCGCATTAAATGTATTCAAGTAACCACTGACGAGGGCACGGTATATGGTAAGTATTACGAAAAACCTGTATATACGTATGTAGCTTTTGAACATTTTTTCAACTGGTTATGCCAAGAAGAACCTCCTTTAAAAACAGAAGAAGAGACATACCTTACAAATTTAATTAAACCATTTAGAGATGATGTTGTAAATATTACTAAAAAGGCGAACGATAAAGGTTATGAATGGTTACTTATTCTCATTAAGGATAATGAACCTTTACTATTACCGGGTTTTGAAAAAGGAACAATGTACAAAGGTTTAGAACTTAATAAAAATTATACGCCGGAGGAGTTAGGATTATGAGTGAAGTAAAGAAACCCGTAAAGCCTAAATTAAAAGAATATCCATTCAAATCGGATAAGACTTACTTATTAAAATTAGCTAATGGTAATTATTGTGTAGGTGTTGTATTTGAAAATAGTTGGGAAGAGCCTCTTACAGGTGAACAAATCGAAGAGAAAATTGAGGCTTACATTTCATTGGAGGAAATTATTGATGAATAAGAATTTATTCCTAATCCTAGAAGGCGGAGCAGGTGATAACCAAATCGCTATTAATATTTCTTGTATTTCTAGTATTGTAAGTACAGGAAATCATAACGAAAGAACAGCCATATACTTCACAGAAGGCTCTATGTCTCGTAAAGTAACGACATCTCAAAAATTTGAGGAAGTAATGAAATTGATTAAAGGAGAATAAACATGAAAAAGAATAAAGAAGTCTATGATTTAACAGAACTATCAATTAGTTGGTTCACAGACGAACAAGGTAATCGTCGAGGAGCTATTTACCATAAAGGACAACAAGTAGGAAGAACATGTGCCAAAGACCCTTGTGTGAATAATGCTTATTATCCAATGATTCTTAAATGGTTAGAACAACCATATAATGAACCTAAGAGCGTATTAGATAATACAGAAAATAACTACCTAAAGCGTTTATTAAAGAACTTTAAGAAGGGTACTGTTACACATATTGAAAAACGTGCAACAAGTAATAAGTGTTACTCAATTGTATTACATACGAAAGATACAGCACCATTTGCTTTACAACCATTTAGTAAGACAAGTGATATGTATAAGTATATGAAAGCTAATAAGAAGTATACATTAGCTAAATTAGGATTGGAGTAAGATATGGAAGACTTAAAGGAAGAAGCACCTATAACAGTACAAGAAGAGTTAGACTTCTATAAGAATGAGTTACACCGTATGGAAGCTATGTACGGAGCCTTATCAGAAGATAATGTTAATTTAAGAAAAGCGTTACAAGAACAAGAAGCTTACTTCAAAGGATTAGTATTCAATATGGCCTCCCACATGTACGGGGGTAAAGAGTAATGTTCAACTTTCTATTAGGATTATTCTTCGGCTTATTAATAGGATTTACAAGTGCTATATTCATATTAGTAGGGGATAAGTTAAATGGTCGTTGAGTACACAGAACGAATGATTCGGGTAATGTACGAGGCGATACAGAAAGTTACAGACCCTAAAGATTACGAAGAATGTGCAAAAGAATTAGTACATTCCATTAGAAGAGTATTAAGAAAGAAAGGAATGACATTTACATTCGTATTAGGTAAGACTGTTATAGCTGTAGATGGTTATCTACTATATAAGGACCATTACAGATTAGGGTTAGCAAGTGAACAGGTAGCTTTCCAACATCCTAAATTAATCACATACAGAGACATTATCTTTATAAATAAACAAGTAGTACAGAAAATGGTAGATACTTACCATGGAGTGAATAGATAAAAATTCACTCTTTTTTTATTTTTTTTCTTAAAAAAGGGTAT